ATAAGACCGTACTGCTGCACCATCAAAGCCACCACCGCTTTGTACGGGGATTGCCGTTGGGTGTAGCTGCCCTTCATCTTCCGGCACTGCTTCCAGCCCTGCTATGCGCTTGGCTTCAGCCCGATCAATGATGCCCGCCTTGTACAGTTTCTCGGCTCTTACCGCTTCCGCTTGCATATCGTCAGCAAGCGCCCTGACGGTTTCAAGGTCATACATCACGTAATCACCCTGCTGTGTTTCAGGGTATTCCGGCAGCAGGTCAGCGGTGATAGCGTCCGCAAGGGTACGGAGCAACGGCACCATGCCGTCTTCCCATGCGGCCTGTTGGGCGCGTTCATAATTACTGTAGGTAGACCGCTCTAGCCCTGAACCAAGCCCTAGTACCATCGGGTTGATACCAAGCGCTGAACAGATACGCTCCTCTGGTACACGCCGTACCGAGTCAAGAGCAAGCTCGGAAGGAGTAAGGCTAACCCTATCCATCTTGTAGGCACCGGTCATTACCACGATGCCGCCTGAACCGTCCCCGGTAAGGTCTTCGTGCAGTTGCCTTTTTACCTGTCTCGCGTCATCCATGCTCATGTCAACGGTTGTCTCTTTGGCATCAGGCCCGACAATCAATGAAGGCATAGCACCGTTAGCCAAGAGTCCATATGCGGTAGTGCTTGCCGTGTTATCGGTTGCAATCTCCCGCAGGACAGCGGTAAGCGGTGCACGGCCAATACGGATATCGCTTGGGTCTCTGCCGTACCGGATATGGATGATGTCGGATACCGGGATATCAAAAGAGCGGCCGTCCGTGGTGTAGATGTAGTGCGTCAGCGGGTTGACACCATTGCCTACCGGGCGAACCATATCCTGCGGTAGAAACTGTAAGGCAGTAACCACACCACGGGTCGTAGATCGAATCTTTCGCAGGTAGGTGTTGCCGAATAGTTTGTAGTCCTGAATGCACCAGCCCCAGAATAAAGACCCCATAATCATCGGATCCGGTTGAGCCATCAACTGAATGACCGGGTGGTCTTCTACCGGCTCCGCCTGCTGGCTGTCTACCGGTCGGTAGAGCCGTGGTGTGGCTTGAGGGTAGTTCCTGACATACCAGTCAATGGCTGATGCCACGACACCGTTTAGCCCAAGGTCACCGGCAACTCTAGCCCAGTCCTTAGTACTTCCAGGGAGCGCCCGGCGTAGCAATGTCTGCAGCTGACCAGAGCCGTACCCGGTTAGGTAGATGTCCCTAGACTGGCTAAGCGGCAATGGCAATGCTTGTGTAGGATTAGCGGCGGCCTTACGCCCAAGGAAGCGGTCAAAGATACCCATGCTAGCAGTATCCCACAAAAAGAAAAAGCCCCCTTGCGGGGGCCTGTAGGGCTTGAGTGGTTTAGATTGTTTTCATCTCGTAGCGGTATGCGTCTCCGCTTACGATGTAGGTCTTGACGTTGCCGTCTTCGCTTGAGCCTTCGTAGTACCAAGATGTCTCGGTGTCTGCGTTCATCTTGATGAGCGACTCTGCCCATTCACCGGCACACTGCCAAGTACCAACCGGCGCTACATCAACAACCACGCCATCCTCAGTCAACACTTGGCGAATCTCTTTGTTTGCGGTCTTCAGTTTCATATCTCTATCTCCCTGCTTGATGTCAATAATATACACCGCCCGTGTATATCTTGCAAGGGTATAGAGGTATATATTTTAGACGGCTCCCCAAGAACGCTTTGATCCGCACACCTGCCAAGCGTAAGCAAGGGCATCAACCACGTCATCATGCCTACCAACGGGGAAGGATAGCAGCTCGTCTTCAAAGTATGCCGGTAGCCCTTGGCAATGCATAACCTGTGATTGTTCGTACCGGGCTTCCAAAGGCGCAAAGCGGGTCACTTTGTCACGGTCTGGGCGGATGCCCCGGATAGGCAACTTGGTACGCCGTAGCAGCTCCTGCACGACAGCCGCCTGATACTGCACCTGCTCAATGCCGATCATAGATGGATTCCACTTAGCCGCCATCATCTCAATGAAGCGTAGCACGGAAGCAAAGTCCGCGCGGGTACGGTTGATGTCTCTAACGTAAATCGTCCCATCGTCACCACGGCTCACTACCGCAACCCCGGTGTAGTCTGCTTCACTCTTGGTAGAAATGGCAAGGTCAACGCCGATGTAGGTAGGCAACCCTTCAGGGCAATCGCCGTACCGTAGCCACTCCCGCTTGATACGGGCACCAGCTGCATCAACGAACTCTGCTAAGTACTCTTGTCGGAAGGCTATGCTAGGCAAAGATTCACCAGCCTTGCCTACCTCCTCCGGATCAATCCACGGGTTAGCCGTGGTAGGCATCTGCCATGACATCCAGTCGGCATCGGTAGCGGCCTGATTGTAAAGGGTGCGGAAGTAGTTACTACCCTTGGGCGTAGACAGAAAGAAAGCATCTCCCCGGTAGTCGGTTAGTGTTGGGCGGATGGCTTCAGTCCAGGCTTGTTCTAGATGCCGTGCCATGGCGGCCTCATCGATGATGACCCGCTTGTACTTACGGCCACGGGCTACCGTGCTAGGGTCATCAAGTGTCCAATAGTCAATCGCCGCCCCGGTTATAAGTTCAATGCGCGGTGCAGGAGTCTGCACAGCTCGCCGGATGACAGGTTGGTAAATGCGCTTATGGTCGTTGTATGCCTCTTCTAGGAGCCTGTATGTAGGTGCAAACCAAGCGCAGGGCAAGCCGTCAATCAGCACCGGGTCAGATAAAAGGTTTCCACCGAGGGTGGTCTTTCCAAAGCGTCTCCCGCAGGCAAGCACGTTGTACCGCTTGGCTTCCCGCAGGATGACCTGCTGGGCTTCATGCGGTTTTGGTAACACCAGCCGGATATCAGGCAAGAGGTTTGTCCGAATACTCTACGATCACCTTGACGGGGCTACCGTCTGCGCCGGTCTGCTCTACCCTTGATGACCAGTCGGCCTTATGCTTTCGTTCAAGCCACCATGCGGCTGCTTGCCAAGTCGTATCAGCTGCTTTCTGGATGATAGCAACGTTCCGAACCTCGGCATCACCCTCTGCCTTTTTAATAGAATCCGAGAACTCCGAAATGTCCTTGAGCCAGATTGCAAAGGTATCCTCAGAAATACCAGCATAGGCGCAGGATGCACGGCGGGTATTCCCTGCCCTGAGTGCCTGTGTGATGCGCTGTACTACGTCTTCGTTGTACTTGTATGGCTTACCCTTCATCTAGCACCGCCTTCTGCCCTGTGGCGTTTTCCCATCGCTGAATAATGACATCGCAGTACTTAGGGCTTATTTCCATCCCGTAACATTTGCGGTTTGTTTTCTCAGCTGCAATCAATGTAGTACCAGAGCCTAGGAATGGTTCGATTACGATTGCGTTCTCTTCCGAGCTTGATCGTATGCATCGTTCAATCATAGCCAATGGTTTAGGTGTAGCGTGTCCTAGACGTTCTTCACCTGACACGCTTGCGTATTCCCAAACGTCTGTCATGTTGTCATGTGTGTTGTCAAAGTATGCACGGGTTGCATAAAACTCCCGCTTGAGTTCATCATGCTCCCGCTTGAGTTCATCATGCTCCCGCTTGTATGCGTTTGGTGATAAGGCTTGCAGTTTCTTGTATTCGGCTTCTGTTGGAAAACACCATTGTGATTTTGTGAAGTAGTGCTTTCCCATGAAGTTACCGAGATGCTTATCCCAGTCTTTCTTTGGGCTTACTTTGTCCCACTCAACGCATAAGTATTGCCGGATAGGCTCCCAACCTTCCCAGTAGTTATCTGAGTCGTTGTTAAATCCTTGCTCGCCAATCATGAAGAATAAACATCGCTCGCTTCCAGTGGGATATTGTCGATGTCTATCGCTCATCCGTCCTTGCGCCTGGTTCTTCTGCCAAACGATTTCATTACGGAAGGTGAACCGTTCGCTGTCCTTTAATCCGTTGATAAACCATAACCGCCAGAGGTCTTCAGCGTTACCCCAAATGTAAACGCTTCCGTTGTCGGTTAGTGCTTTGCGGAACGCTCGCCACCAATCCATCTGGAATGAGTCAAGTTTATCGGCGTATAGGTTGTCATTCTCCACGCCTTCGTTTTCTTTACCCATGCCATATGGCGGGTCGGCGTGTATGAGTTGTGCGATGCCACCATCCATCAGCCGTGCTACATCATCAGTCTTAGTACTGTCACCGCAAAGCAATCGATGCCTGCCAAGAATCCAAAGGTCTCCCGGTTTGCATCGTGTCTCGACTTCCTCCGGCACTTCGTCTGGATCGGTTAGCAACTCAGCAGGCTCAGTCATACCCGCCAGTTCATCAATCAAAGCATCAAGGTCGGCAGCACCATACCCTGTACCATCCAAGCCGATAGGTGTATTCGCAAGCTCAGCAAGGATGTCGGTAATCTTAGTCGTGTCATCTTGCCCGATACGGGTAGTGCGGTTGTCTACTACAAGAATCCGCAGCTCTTCTTCCGGGGTAACCTCAACCCATTGAACCGGTACGGTTTCCCAC